CCACTTGTAAGTTTGTTGATTGTAAAATCAACACCCTCCTGATCAGGGTTTATGATAACGGAGGTAGGGTTAAACTCAATGGAGGGGGTACCGTCGAATCTGAATTGGAATTTCTTAGTTGAAGTACCACCGACATTAATATATGGAGATACTAAGTCAAAACCTAAGTCAGCATAAGCAGAGCCTACTGGATCAGACGTTCTGAAAACGCTGCCGGTACCTGTGTATATATGTAGAGGTATTCCGACAGTGGGGACTCCTCCTATACCTATAATACCTACATTGACTCCTAGAGAGGCTGTTCCTATTCTCAGATCATCGCCTGCTGTTTTAGTGCTCAGGGTTGTTCCTGTTCGCTGAAAGAAAACGTCAGATAAATGTGCTAATATCCCGTCTTTATCCTGGAGAGAATGGGTTCTAGTTGTTCCAGTTGATTGTGCGTTAGTATTAAACTTAGTAAGTTTAGTGTTGTCTGTATCATTAATTATAGTTTTATCAGCAAAATCACTCAGGGTGTAATCTTGGTTATTGTTTAAGAAAAAGTTTGATTTCCCTACTTTAGTACAATTTCTTATTCCAGTCTGTGATGCTCCTTCAATATAGTTACAATCGACACTTGTGGAACTAAAAATAGGATATCTGTTGTTAATGAAATAATTACCTACAACATTGTATGAGGCATACACACCGTAATTTCCATTACCACATCGACAACCTGTTATATTGTAACATGCGTTTATAGCTTTGCTGAGATGATATGTCGAGCAATTAGTTACGCTTGCACATGTATCAAAACCTATACCAGTATTCGCAGTGCCAAAAACAAAGCAGTCAGAAGCTCTTAGACCTGTGAATCCGTATCCACTAAAAACATTTCCCCATACTCCAATACCACAATTTCTTGCCGCTGTCATTGGTTGTATATTACTAATTCCCGCACCTTTAAAAACACTATAAGACGCATTGATATAATTTATTACTGTAACATTCTCAATTAAGCAATCATAAGGTAGAGACAATAAATCTTGAACCAATGTATTTACTGCCCCATTAACATCAAGAATAACACCATTTCTACTTTCACCGCTGATACGTTTAATATTGGCATGACAAACAATAGGATTGATTTCATTATCTGTACACAGATATGTACCATTAGGTATAAATACTGTTCTATACAGCCCTGACTCCAGTGCGGTTACCAGATCATCCCAGTCAGCAGGTGTTATATAATAATCATATTCTTTTATATTATCAACATATTTGGTTGTAGCAATTGCCAGATCTGCTATACCTGTAGGCTGCGCTGATAACCTGGCAGCGTCAGCAGGTGTTGTGATATTGAATTGCACACCGTCAAATGTATGAGCATCAAGACTGTTGTCATACAGATAAGCTGCTCCGCTTGCGGGTTTGTTTATAGTAAAGTCGTAGGAGCCTCTGGTAGAGTTAAAAACAGATCCCGCGTCTACAGACAGGCCATCGTCTGCAGTAGCCGGAGAAAGGATAGTACCGGTACGTTTCCATAAAGAAGTGCCTGAGCTGTTCCGAAGCTCATCCAACGCGTCTCTTACATTGTCGCCTGTTACTGAAGAGTTATTCAGTATATCTGAAGCAAGGTAAGCACCGTCTGGTCCTGAGCCTTCGGGAGGCTGGGGTGCGAATCCTGTTTTATTAAAACTCATATACTCCCCCTTTATTCATAGCATAGTTTGAGAGAGTTGAAGACAGCGGTTCCCCCGGTGAGCTTAATACCGAATCTCAAGTATTTGCCTATTACAATGGACATAGGTATAGCATCTTTGATCACAGGCTGTGCTGTTTTTAAAGGATTTCTGTAAGAGGGCTGGAACCAATCGTGTACTCTATCTTTCTGTTCACCTGCCTCTTCACCCGGATCTGTTTCGTATACTATTTCAAAGGTGCCGCTGCCTGTGCAATCAAGGTATAATCCCTGGACGCCACCATTGCCGTACCCTTTAATAGTGAACGATCTGGTCCATACAGTTTCCCCGTCGCTTACAGTTTTATTTCTGAAATCAGCGTCTTCAAAAGTATCTATATAGGGCTCATTACTTATACCTGACATATTTGCTCCTTACCATTTCTACTACAATAACATTTTATAGGTAATAATCAAAGCTAAAAAAAAGGGGGCAGGTAAGGGTGACCACCCCGAACCTGCCCCAGGAGGGTATGCAATGATTTATTTCTTTTTAAGTATCTTCTCGATGATCTTTTTCTTAGTATCATCTTCTGAGTATACAATATCCAGACTGTCTGCTACGTCGCATACACTAGGTTTATTCATTTTTCCCAGAGCTGTTTTGGAAGGTATTTCCACTGACTCTTCAACTTCGGGAGCTTCTTCTGCTACTTTTTCTTCTTTCCTGTCATCACCCACAACGCTTATAGCCCTGTTAGTAGCCAGGATATCATCTTCGTCGATGTCGTGCAGATTATTTACAATAACCACATCTTCCTGAGGAATCTCATTGTCTCTTTCATCAAAGACAGGTTCGAAGTCATCATCTTCTACAATTACCACACCTGGGATACCTGCTTCAATATCAGGAGATTTCTCAACTTCTATTTCTTCAATAACAGCGTCGCCCAAAGTAGTTGTTGTCTTTTTGTCCGAGGCTTTTACTACAGGGACATCAGGAACCTTTACAGGAGCCGGAGCTTCTTCTACAGGTTTACCTTCAGGTTTTCCGAATTCTGTATCAACGTCTGTTACCATGACAGCTCTTCCTGAGCTTAGATCCTGGGCCATGTCAATACGGTTGCGTTTGTGTTTTGCTTCTACCATTCCTATAATCTCGATAGATTGTCCGGCTTCCAACCATAGACCGTGTTTAGGTACCCAACAGTAGTGTTGACGACTTTCGGTAGGATTCTTAATTGTTGTCTTTACCATCATCTTGCATCTCCGCTTTTATTAGTTAATACGACTACATTGTTCTAAAGGTAATAATATACTCTTTCTGTTGGATATTTTCAACCTTTATAAGAAAGTCGTATATATACGACAATTAAAAAAGCCCCCGCTTTCTTATGAAAACGGGGGCTGTTATAGTTACTTAATCGAACTTACGGGGTGGTATCCCATCCATAATAAGTTCCAGAGAAATGTCCGGCTGCAACAGAAGCTGCATTACCGATCGCTCCGCCGAGTGTTTCCCATGCCCAGAACTCAATCCAAATGTCTTCGGCTTTAGTGCTGAGAGTGGTATCACGCAAGGCGTAGTTTTTACCGGTGAACTTAGGTTCAGCAAACTGATAGATAGTATTGGTCGGAACCAATTTTTTCTTAATCGTTACTGCCCAGTCAAGTCCCATGATCTTCTGTTCAGAGAAACCATTCTTGAACATCTCTTCCGCGAGATCTCCACCGATTTCATCACGAGTCAAACCAACAACGTCACGTACTGTGATGTTATTAACAAGAGCGATGCTCGGGTTAAGACTGCGGTTGGTAGTAGGCAGACCTTTTGTGAACTCTTTAAGGGAGTCACGATCCATACCTGTAGCACCACCGAGAGTAATATTCTGATTAGCTTCCAGTTCAGCATTCCAACTGTTGACGTTAACATTACCAGCAGCTGCAATAGTTGCCGGATCAGTAGAGTTGCCCTGAGTAACAATATATGTTACAACAGAAAGGAATTTACGATCTTCTTCTTCCTGAATCTTCTTCAGAAGGATATCTTCCATGACCTGTTTGATATCCATGCGATATGTGATCAATTTATCAATATCAATACGATGACGTTTTGACATGATACGATCAAACATAACACGGAATTTAGGTCCTTTAATATACGCTCCGATAGGCATTGTTCCGAAAGGTACTGAGTAAGCCGCGCTTGCGTTTGGCTCTTTCTCAACAACTTTTGTAGGAACATCAGTGTCGACCTGATCGGTCAACTCATCAGCCGTGATGGTGCGGATAGGAAGAATCTTACGATAGAAGCCATCTTCATACAGACGCATGCGAAGATATTCTTCTGCACCCTCTGCTGCTTCTTTATACATTTCTGTCCCTTTAGGAGACAGTAACCCATCAATTAATTCTTGATTGGCTATTTCTTTTACTGCTTCGCTCATTGTAATCTCCTCAGATTATGCGCCAGTTGGCCCAGTTGCTCCAGTTGCTCCAGTTGCGCCGGTTGATCCGGTTGCACCAGTTGCTCCGTCATTACCTACAGCAGCTCCGTTAACAGCAGGACAAAATACTGACCAGAAGGCAAGTACTTGCTTGTTGTATTCGTTAGCTTTTGCTGCACGGCTTACGACCCCGATAACCTGTTCGTCAGAGTATTTAGCTCCGGCTTTTTTGACAAGGCCACGTGCTGTTGGTGAATCACCTGTTAACCCGAAGGTAAGAGGTTGATTCGGCAGATAGGAAATTCCTACGCCCTGTACAAATTCAGTGGTTTCGAGTTCATAACCACCAGATGCTACCAGTACTGACTGGACTCCACCTGAGAAGTTACCGATATCTGAATTCGAGTCGAATTCATCGCGGCCCTGAATAGCAAAAAGAGCCATCGGAGTTTTACCTGCGACTGCACCTATTTCTGCGTCATTTCCAAGTCCTAAACCTGCTTGTATCTCGCCTGCATCATTAAGTGTGCAAACGCCACCTTGCATTACTGCTACCGCATCAACAGATGCTGCTACTGCAGGGGCTGCAAAGTCCAGGGGATAAGTCAACGAACGACCGCTAAGTTCAATCCCTGTATGATCAAACATTTGGCCTGGTGTTAATGTTCCTGGCATTTTCTTTCTCCTTGTTTATATTAGACCTAAACGAGTGTACAATTGCACCTCTGAAGGCCTAAGGTTGTCTGTGTTTCCGGTATCCCCGTCAAGCTCTCCCCAGGAATCATCTACATCCTCGAGTTCAGCTTCCTTTTCGAGAAGACCGATATCCATCTTTCGGATAGCATTAATAACACTACCCGTTTTATATTGTCCTTCTTTAAGACAATTAGCTAATTTGTACAGATTATCCTCCGACGCATGTTTGTCCATTTTTCGATCAGCCTCAGCTTTCTCGAGCTTATTCTGGAGGACTGCAATCTCTGCAGCCTGTTTCTCCATGTAAGCCTGGGACTCTTCTATATACTGCTGTACAAGTTGTTCGTTCATTTAATTTACCGTGATTTGAAGTCTCTTACTAATTTCTTCAGTGTCTCATGGCGATCTGCTGCCATTTTTTCAACTTCTGCTTCTGGTATTTCTTCTTCCATTGCTGCTCCGTCTTCGTTATTAACTTCTTCGACGACTGCCGCGAGTTCTTCGGGAGTTACACCTGCTGCTTCCAGTTCGCTTGCAAGCTCTTCAAGCATTGCTATGTCTTCTTCAGACAACCCGCCTTCGCCTGCTGGGGCGCCTTCACCTGCTAAAGCTTCTTCTGCTAAAGCTGCTTCGTCACCTTCTGGTATTACCAAAGAAGGGTCTTCTGCTGCAATTTCTTCAAGAGTAGCTGCTGCATCTTCCTGAGGAACACCTTTAGCATCCACGATAGCTTGTACGTCTTCAGCTTTTTTCTGCATTCCTGCAGCGAAAGACTGGATGTAGTCTGCATAATGTGCATCTGCTATACCCTGAAAAGCTACCAATGCTTTTTCTTCAGAAAGTTTTTCGAATTCTCCTTGTTGGTTCTCACTGGCTTTCTTTTCAAGTTTCTCAGAGATTTTTGATCCGAGGGCTTGAATACGTTTTTGTTCACTCATTATTTTTTCTCCTGATTCTTTGTCGATTGATCCGGCTTCAAAATCAGTAGGAACAGGATCAGCTTTACCATCTGCGTTAGCTGCCACATCCTCTACCTCAACTCCGCCAGTAGATTCTTTGATATCCGTATGCTTTTCAGAAGCAAACGCTCCTTCAGCGGTAGGGACTTCTTTCTTATTACACGGTTCGGCATCTTTGGTTACAGGTATCTGTTCAGTACCTGCAGGTTCTCCAGCGATAACCCCGTTCTTTTCCGCATCTTCCAACGCGGCAGCTTCTTTAGAGATGGAAACTTTACCCATAAGGGCATCCATATGCTCTATTGCTTTTAGATTGCTTAGTTTCTGCATCATAGTTATTTTCCTCTATTTTTGATTCTGCTCCTCTACTTAAGATATAACGAAAGGAACACTAATTCAAGAAAAAGTCGTATATATACGACTATTCTATACAAATTTCTGCAGAACAGACATCTTTTCTGCAAACTCATCATCACACACCCTGTTAAAAGACAGAAGGTATTTACCATACTCTTTGGCCACAAAATCAGCTGCGCTGTTTTCTTCCGAAGATTTTTTATGCAGGTTCAACTTCTTGTCCACATCATCCGATCCGTTATTAAGGATCGTGATAGTTATTCTTTTCTTAACAGGTCCGAATTCCATAGAATGAGATCCTATCATCTTATCCAGGAGAGGTTTTATATGTCTATGCTCTCCAGGCATCCCGTCATATGTTCCGTCTTTTAGTATGTCATCCATATCATCTGATCCCAGCATATCAGAGAACAATGTCGGCATTCTATCCTTAACTGCCGGCATAAGTTCATCTGAGCTGTCTTTATCAGGAGAGTTTTTAAGCATGAGCTCCATGAATAATTCCAGAGGTAGCACAACTTTACTTCCGTGCATGAGTCCGAGACTCCTATCAGTATCTCTGTTTATCACATCTCCTGTGTTTTCATCAATATCTTTGAAACCTGATTTATCACAGAAAGCGCCTTTAGCTACATCATCTCCAGTGGCTATGATCTCTTTCTCCAATTCAGCAAGTTTGACAAGTTTGGAATATTTATCAAATACTTTTCCGTAAAGACTGTCCGCCAGACTGCTGGGTGCTACGTAGCCCTCAAGTTCGGCAAGTTCTACAGATGTCACTACTTCGCCTGACGCTACCTTTCGTAAAGCAAATGCGATTTTATCAGCAGGTTTAATAACACCGCTGATGTCATGGAAATGTGGAGCATCATTAATAACAAATACTTGATGCCCGTCATCCAGTATGGCGAGTTTGTGCATCTTGATATGATCACAGGAATCTTTAAAGCTTTTTCTCTTATGGCCACAGATCGAACAAATGTCATATTTAACACCGCAATTATGAACAGCCATATCATTAGCAAGATAACTATGATCTTCGTCCGCAACATGTAAATTATACACACAAGCAGTATCTATAAACTGTGTGTTCTCTTTTACTCTGGATAATAAATAGTTACCATATATTTTTCTGTGCCCTTTACTTCCTCGTGTGCTGAAAGAAGCAGGCGGCTCGCTTATTTTAGTGGAGTACGGGTAAAACATGGCTGTGAAATTTTTAGAGCATCTTACCTTATAGCCCAGAGTATATCCTAACTGTGTCTTCTTGGATATGGCCGAATAATTATTGGTCTCTATGGCTAAAGTAGCCGGTTCCCCCATTCTAGCCAGAATAAGCTGGGAGTCCATAGCCAACTGCCTGCTGGCTGTGAAAAAAGACGCATTGTATCGACCCCTGCCTTTATTGGCACCGGTTTCAAAATAGCCATCACCTTCGTGATAAGCGCCCATGAATATTTTTTGATAAGAGACATCCCAGGCCATAACAGAAGATCCTATATATTTATCTTTCGCACCTGACCCGAACAGTTCTTTAAACAGAGCCGCCAGTTTGTGATCATAAATTGTTATATCAGCAGCTTCTTTACAATCCCGTCTGGGGATAATATTTACTTTATAACCTAAAGCAGTGCCTATATTTTCCGCGTCTTTGTATAAAGTATCCTTTTTATTGCAGGTCATACAGATACCGTCGGGCTCTTTATTTTTACTCAATGTAACATAACCCTCGGCCAGATAATAACCGCAAAGCCTGGCGAACTCGTCATTAACATAAGAAGGCGTGTGTGTCTCAGAAGGGATAGGCGTCATTAAATAATCATCTGGTTTAACATCAGCAGCCTCCACCCATACAGCTTTAGATTCGACATCCACTTCTTTATGATACCGTTTAGTAGAGGGGTTGATAACATCCTTTTCTCTTAAAATAGAATAAGGGTGGTAATCTGTGCCTGTCAGGGTAAATCCCCCTGCCGGATGTATTCTGTTGAACAGCCCGTCTTTTATTTTTATAACACGTGTAGATTCCACTCTTACACATTTACCCTTGCGATTTACCACGACGTCTCCTGCCTGCACATCCTCTACAGGTATCCGGGAACCATTGAGAGTACTCACTAGAGTTCCTGCTATAAAACATCCCTGTGAGAGATAGACCGGCTCATCGTTCGCCAGCTTCTCAATCTCATCATGCCATTTATCATTATCTACGGATATGATAAGCTCACCCCTGTTAAGATCGTCATTCATAGCTTCTTTTATTATAGTCCCGGAAGCGTTATCAGGGTTCTTATTATCTTTATGATTCTTATAAACGTAACCTTTATCCATATAAGTCTTATGATATTTATCCAGGCCTCCGTCCAGAGTGATGGTTGCTTCAGATCCTCTCTTAGGCATAGGCAGAGTATAAGAGCGGCTGTGTCTGTTAAACCCGTCACAATTGGAATTGGCACCGTATGTTTCCATAGCACCTGTGGTTATAACATGGATAAGCGTATGACCCTTTTCAGGTTTAATATCGTCTTTTATGTCATCGAACATGGCGGCACGTTTCATAAGCCAGCCTTTGTCAACACCCTTGGAATGAACTTCCATGAGTTTAGCTACAGGGACTTCAAAATTAAAAGCGTCCGGTCTTATACGTTTAGATAACATAATTACTCCTTATTTTCCTGGGCCTACTTTTATTTCCACAGACTGTGTTTTGTTACTGTTGTTTCCGGCTCCCCCAGAATTAATAGACTCATTCAGTGCAGAGCGACCCATGACACCCTCTTTATCACTGGAGGATTTTTCTTTGCCTGCGGAGATAAGATCTTTGATCTCGTAGATATCCATATTACCACCTTGTGCAAGTGATTTCCTAAGGATAGCTCTGAGTATCTTACTCTGCTTTGACAGCTCAGGAAATGTTTCTACAATATCATTATAGGCTGTCTGTACTTTTCTGGGAGAATAGGCGCTTATTTCCTCATCGTTCAGCATCATGTCATAAAGCATTCTGCGTGAGTTTAAATCTTTTGCATAAGCATCCCACTCACCTGTCATACCTGTAGATAAATCCATGTGGACTTTATCAGGTGCTGAGCTAAGTGCCGGTAAACTGCCCACAGTATCCGACAAAGGACTGAACATATCGAGTACTTCATCATTAGCTGCTTTCTGCATCTCGATCATATTATCTCTGTCATCGATAAGCTTTTTAGCTATCTTGTAAATAGGTTTACTGGGAAGAATAGTAGCATGCGCTCTCTTCGGCAGACATTCCATATATCTTACAGGATCTCCACCATTGGCGTTGGCGGCGTTAATGATGATATGTGCATTTTCTTCACCTAGAGCATCGGCCAGATTCTGTGCTATTTTATGTAGCTCGTTTTTGCCTACTCGGGTATTGGCCGGTACTTTACTGATAGCTGCAGTGAAAGCATCAATGCCATTAGTAACAGCACGCTCAGCTTTCATTTTATCATCACTCACACGTTTACTTATTTTTTCCATCTGGCCTTTAATAATATCAAGGCTCCTGGCTACTGACTTACGATGTATCGGATTGTGTGTTTTCTTTTCTCCGGCCACCTTAGTCATGGGAGTATCAGATTGTGCCACAAAACCCAGAGAAGCATAGTCTTTTTTCTTGAAGGATATTTCAGAAGCTTTCTTTTCATGTGTGCCGAAGATATTAGATATAACATTAGCAATCTTGGCTATGGGGTAGTTATCCGCTCTTTTATTTTCCGGTGCGCTATTCATGTAAGCTATAGCGTTAGCTTTATTATACGCTTCGCATACTCTCTCCACCATAGGGGCATTGAGTTCGTATTCGGAGGCGACTTTAGTCAGAGCCTCATCGGGGCTCATACCCTCTTTAGAGTAATCGGCAGCTTTATTAAGCGCTTTCAACATCTTCCTCTGAGCAGGCTTTGGCATTTTTTCCATTTTAAATATCCTCGTGTTTTATATGGGTAATAACTCTTCTTCTGATTTTTCTTCACCAAAAGCTGACTCTTTACTATCAGCTATTGTTATCTTATACTCTAGACACGTTTCGGTTAATAGTCTAGAGTATTTTTCATTTACGTCCGCGCTTTTTGTTCCCTGTGATATTCTTACTTCATTAATTTCTTCTGTCTGGATCTGACTAATTGTAGGACCTATCCTGTCTATCATGTTAATGAAAGATGGCCTTGCCCAGTTATCCTCATTACCTACCAGCAGCCTGTTACCCATTCTAAGAGTTTTGATTGCTATTGATAAAGTTTTCTCACCCAGTTTTATGTCTTCCTCGTTAGGCTGCATTAATATATATGTCCTGATGAACCACTCTGCACCGTTTATAAGTACGTCCAGTTTATAACACCAATCAGGAATATCCCTCTGTATATACGACCTTAATTTAAGTCCGGCCTGTGCTCTCAACATCTGCATAGTACCTAGTTTTCCCAAATCAAAATAAAATCTTTTATAAAAAGATACTGTCTTTTCGTGTATCCCTATAAGATCCATAATCCTTTTATTAGGACAGCCTCCCAGTATAAGAGCTTCCAGTTGCCATTTAGGCGAACTCTGATACGGATAAACAGAGTACAGCTGAAAGGCCTCTCTGATATAATTATAGCCGTCTTTACAGTTTTTCATATACTTTACGAACTTGTAATACTGTACCAGTTTCTTTACATCCGCCGGGGTGCCCCTGGGGAACTTAAGCTGTTTGACAGTTTTGGCATTCTTATTGTCTCCCAGTATTTTCTGGGCCAATAAATGTCCTGCTGCCAATCTGTCCCCCAGAACATCGGTCCTTATAGACTTATCGTCAGACACTGTTACCCCCAATATTTAAAAACTAAATGTCACCCATGTCTTCAGAAATATTTCCTTTATTTCCGTCAAACAGGGAATCCGCGTCAGTTGTTTTTTCTTTAAGGAACAGTGTTATATCACCCATAGAGCTAAAAATGTCTACAAGCTTTTCTTCGAGTTCCACCATCTCTACTCTTCCGTACTGCTCCTCAAATTCTTCATTATCCCAATAGTACAGGCAGAGGATACTACCGAGTCTGTCCATAGCCTTAATAAGGTCAGGCATGAAATCCCCTACTTTATTCATGGTTTTTGATGTGCCTATCAGGGATGCCATGATTGATGTATCCAGTACTTCTTTAAGTCCTGTGTCTGAAGCTTTCATAGCAAGATCTGTCATAGCTGAAGGAGGCACTATAGAATCAGAAGCCACGGGACTGCTTACCTCTCTTCCTATGGTACCCATATCTGTAGACAGATCATAAACACCTGCATACTTGATAAGGTAACGGCATGTCTTAGGGGCCGATCCGTGATCAGCAGCTTCCTTGAGCATAGCTTCCGCTTCTCCTGCTCTTATACCATGCTGATATACCAGGAGCTCGAGAGCCGCCTGTTTCTTAAGAGACCCTTTATCCGCTTTTGCAGATGTTATATAATAACCGGTGCCTGAATCATGGAATACTTTCAAAGGTCCCATTTCAGCTTTACGGACACACTCATTAACAAAAGTGTTTACATCGCCCAGTGCGATATGCACATCACCTGTTTCGTCAAAAGACTCAACCTGTTTGAACAGGAGAATGTTTTCAGGAATCATGAGAACACCATTACGCAGATGAATCTTTCCGGGCTTTCCTGTAAAGTAAACTTTAGGCCATTCCGTCTCCGCCCCTAAAGTAAATGCGTTGCCGGTAGAATCTACTAGAAGAATTGTTTCAGTGTTCATCTCAGCAAGTTTCTTTCTGTTTAGATCATTATTAATACTGACAGGGGATCCTTTTATTCCGCTCTGTTTTATTTCCTGAGGATTCTTTACCAGAACATTAGAGGCTGTAGCCTTAACGTATTGAGTAGGTTTATCTTTGGAAATAATAGCGCACCTGGATGATATCTGGCGTCTGTTATGATTTGTGGGATAAGTTATGTCCCGGAAACTGTTAGGGAATACAATGATACATTCCTTAGTATTTCCATCAGACATCAATACATCGTAGAAGCCAGGCTGGGAAGGAGTCTCGAAACCTGTGCGTACCGCGTTAGCACGCTGGTATACCAGAGATGTCTCTATACGATCATCTTTAATGAACTTACCTTCTCTCAGCATTTTTACTTTTTCATCTTCCTTCAGATCCTTAGCTTCCATAGACTCTTTAGTAAGCGTGCGTACAGGAGCTACCTCAGGTGCGTCTTCCGGAAGACTGTCAAGGTATTCAGCAACTTTACGCATATTCTGTGGGCTGTAGAATTTAAAGATAGCATTGGCAAAATCATCGTTAGCATTCATTTCCTCAGCCAGTTTGATAAAAGTTTCTTTATCGGTTTTTCTCAGACTGTCCATGAGATTTGTGTCATTGCATGGAGAAGAAGAGAACATAAGCTGTATTTCTTCCGGATCCATAAGATCATTTTTCTCAGAAGATTTCTTACCAATGATGTTGAGCAGATCAGCTTTTGAATCATCAACCTTAACAGAGCCAGTATCGACCAGTTCTCCTAGCGTTGCCAATTCGTTAGATTTGATATAGGATACCCAACTGTCACTCAGTGGTACACGGATATCATAATTCTTAATATACAGGCACGGCAGTTTCAATTTCCCACTAAGGAAAAATGTAGGTATATAAACCCACGTGTTGTTGACTAGAAAAGCCATAACACCTACACCTTTAGTGCTGTCCTCATCCTTTTCTATGAGCTGAAAACCTACCTTGTATTGATTAAGGGAAGGAACCATCTCCTGCAGTCTTGCATCTGCAAGCTGTGAAAATTTTATCTCGAAACTGCTGTCAAACATTTTTAACTCCCGTTTTGTGTATAATCTGAATATATCTTTTTACCCTCAATAACTGATGGTATATAACTCGTATCTCCTGTCTTACTGACAGATCCTTGTGTTGCCGCGTCCAGGAATGATTTCTTTAAATTGAACCCGCCCAGCCTTACTTTCCAGTCAGGGTCTGTGCCCGGCAAATCCATGATTCTGGTCATCACAGGTTCGAAAGGTGGCGCTTCTCCATGTACTACAATACTTTTAATTCCGGCATTTGACAAATCTTTAGCTACGTTTCCTGTAATTTTTGTTCCTATTGTATAATGAAGTGCAGGTTTTTCCATATACATACCTTTGGAAGCTATAGGTGTTTTTACACGAAATCCTTTCCTGGGTGCGTACTCTCTTACAAGTGCGTCATAAGGCACTACATCATCTACATAATAACCACCATAACCCTCAGGTTTATTTATTTTAACACGGTTGATCAACCCCCTGGATAAAGCCTCAACGTTACGTCTGTGATTGCCGGCACCGTTGTCCTGGAGCATCTGTGTGTATTTTTCTGCGAAATATCTACGTCCCTCTCCTATTCCCTTGAACTGGACAACCTCAGCAGGATTAGGTATGCCTTCTGACAATACATCCCCTGCTTCTACTTTCTGACCTGCTTTGACAGATATTTTAACACCTTGTGGTATGTAATGCTGCTCTCTGTTAACAGTTACGTAAGTACCTCCCTGTGGTGCCGGTTTAATATCTGAAACATTACCAGCATGCTGGGATAATGTAGCTCCTCCCTGAAAATTCTTAGGAACGTTCACAAACTGTGATATCTCTTTGAACCCACTCAATTTTTTATCGTCCTGGCCTGCTACTCCTCCTGAATGTTTGGAAGAGTTACTAACTATAAGCCCGTTAGCTAAGACAAATAGATGTGAAGCAGAGTCTACTTGTATATCATATGTAGGTAATTCCCCTATATACTCCTGAGAAAGTCTTCTGCACCTATTATATCTTAGATTAGCGTTTTGTTTGGTTATCGGGGATTCTACTGCTTCTTTCTTTAATCTCTTGATCCCATATAGAGGTATATATCTTTTAAATTTCATTATGGAATCTTCTTTTGATACCGTAAAAGTATGCAGAGCTCTCTTTCTCTGACTTTTATTATAATTTTTATGTATTTGTGTCCCGTATATACCGAACCTCCATCTAAGCAGTTCGTGAACCTGCTCTGCCAGTTTTAAAGAGGTGCTTCCGAAAGCAAAATAATTTCTATTACTGCTCTTGCTTTTATATACAGAGCCGTCACTGATAAAAAGTCCTCCTATTAGCTCTGCTATTGATTTATTACTCCATGAATAAGCCTCCGTAGGTATTTCTTTTTCATAAGCATATTTCCTTAACATGCTATGGTCCGCTAACCATTTCCTAGCTGGGTTGGTGTAACCTTCTTTAAGATATCTGCCTGTCCTGTTATCCCTACTCCCTCCGGTACTATCAGAAGATACTTTGTAATAAATACCATCATGCCCTTTAAGCTGTGTAAAAAATAAACCTAGGTTATCCATATAATCAATCAGTTCTTCTATAAGCGAGTCGTCTGCGCAGGAAAAATTAACACTATTGACAGAGTCTGTATAGCATCCGTCTCCTAATAACAGGCCCGCTAAAAGAGCGAAAGGCTCTTCTTTGTAGCTCCCTGTACTATCATCAAAAGTTTCAGGGAGCACAGACATAATCCATGCGCCCGGCTCACCCGCAGGAAGAATACGAGGTATTCCGTTATATTTCTCACCCCCGCAGTTTGATTTATGCGTCATCTGAAGAACTTTATGATCCAGTGTACTGTAAAGTTCTATTGTATGCTTAGTACTGGTAGAGTACCTGTAAATAGTCTTATACACCCCTTTACTGCCGTTGGTAAAAGTATCTACTACATTTACAGGATAGGTGCTCCCGCCCTCATCAGCCCCCAAAACTTTATCACCCTTTTTTATATCTTGTATTTTTTTTACAGAATAATCAGCCATCCTAACTGCTGTGTCCTCTGCTAAACATAACGCCATCTGGATAGTAGGTTCTGCCACGGCTCTTGCAGCGGTTACGCCTACAGCTGTCCCCACAGGTGGGAAGTCACCGTTCTCACGGTGTCCTGAACACTTAGAACATATCCCATCATCTGCCTGGCAGGTCATAGTAGACCTTGTATAAATATCCTTACCCTTGAGTTTCTTTATGTCCCCCTTCTCTATAACATGACCTGCCTCAAAACCTGCTGCAGGTCTTATCAGAACAGCCCCTATATTATGGGGATCATCTCCACTTACTTTTATTCCGTTATCGGTTCCACAATCTTTTTCAGTAACTACTACTCTATGGGCGCCCTGTGTAAGCAGTTTACCGAAGTAACCACTGTCTGCAGTTCCAAACTGAACAGCTGCATAACCCATACGTGATCCATAACTACCTGCCCAATATTCCTTAGTACCCGCCCCTTCTCCATAACCTGTAAGCCCTGCTATCGGAATAGGCTTGCCCTGACTGTCCACTACCATCATGTCTCCGTAAAGAAGCTGCATTATCTGGGAGGGTTTACCGCGGGCACCTGTCTTAAGCTGCATTATAAGAGAATTTGTCTTAGGGTCCATACCGGATATAACATCCTGTACCTTTTTCATTTCAGGGAGCATAAATTTAACAATGGCATCTCTCTTCTGAGTATCAGAGAGATTGGGGTTCTGTGTTATGCTGTCAACATATATCTTATGTTTATCCCGCATCTTTTTAAGCTCGGGACTAAGCTGGAAATCCTTGAGTGATACTGACCCGGTGCCTCCATAATAAGTAGCTGCGTCAGATGACACTTTACCTATATTCTGAAGTGAAGACACATAATCATCAGGGGACTCGTCAGCAATACGTGAGAGAAGTTTCAGAAGACCTTTCTGATCCAGTCTCTCCGTATCGTCTCTAAATTGTTCCGGCACAGCTGCCCTGAACAACAGTCTCCCTGGAGTAGTGACTTCATTCATACTATATACTTATTTATAAGGTGGTGGTTGTTCAAGACCTACCTGTTGGAAAGCACGCATAGCTGTTGCATCCGTCAGAGCTTTTTCCCTGTTGGCGCGCGCAGCATTAAGCATGTCGGTATACTCATTATTCTTACTTGCTAAATCCATATCTCTTCCCATACCTTTACCTATTTTTGCTCCTAGAAAAGTAGAACCTGTGATACCAAGGATTCGGGCAAGTGCACGATATTTCTTGGGCAGGAACTTAGATAAACTGTTTGAAACTTTAGCCCCTACGGGTAAAGCCGCGCCCCCACCTACAACACCTCCTACTGTTTCTGTAAGAGAAGCTCTCTTATTAATAAGAGCGGCACCCTTGCTGATTAAAGCTGCCTCTTTTGTCATCTTGGCATGATTTTTTTCATCTACCCGTTCTAGTATCATCTTTGTTCTTTTATCCATATTATTCTCCTCTGATCCTGCTGATAAGCTTACTCAGCCTTCTAGCCGGATCTTCTTTTCTTGTTGATGCTTTCTTCTGCATAGGTTTTTCAGTAACTGTTTTTTCAACTACAGGCTCCTCAACTACAGGCTCCTCAACAGCTGTTTTTATCTGCTGATCTCCTTCTTCCTGTACAGAGTCCGGACCTAGAACCTGCTGGGCTTCAGGTGACATACCTTCTTCCACTACAGATTGGGTAGTATCCGGATTTGCTTCTAATTTAGCAGCCATTTCACCAACCTGTTCTTCAAGTGCTGTGAGTCTGGCTTCTATATCTCCTCCTTGTTCTTGTGGCATAGGAGGGGCATCCATAGGGGCAGCAGGTGCTACTGGCATACCGCCACCTGTCATATCTTCCGCGGCTTTAGGCATAGGTGGTGCCATAGGAGGAGGAGGCGCAGGAGCCATTGCAGGATCCATAGGTGGTGCCCCACCAGCCATTGCAGGGTCCATTGGCGCTCCGCCTGGTGCTGCTCCCGGAGGAGGCATTTGTGCCATGAGTTCCTGAAGAATCTGTAACATTTGATCAGGTGGTATAACTTGTCCTGTCTCCATATCGATAGGGCCTCTCTGAGGGTCTACCTGTATACCGATTTGTTCTAGCATAGCCTGAACATTAGGGTCCATCAAAGCCTGTTGCATTTGTTGAAGCATTGCGGGATCCATTTGAGGAGGTGGTGCTCCGCCAGCCATTGCAGGGTCCATAGGAGGTGCCCCACCCATAGAAGGGTCCATAGGGGGAGGCGCTCCGCCAGCCATCGCAGGGTCCATTGGTGCTCCGCCAGCCATCGCAGGGTCCATTGGTGCTCCGCCAGCCATCGCAGGGTCCATAGGAGGCGCAGGTGGCTCAAAGGCCTCTTTATGTAATTCTGCTCTTTTTTCCATCGTCCTCAGTACATCTTTTAAATTAATACTCATGATTTCTCCTTTATTGTATCGGCTGTTCCTGAGCAGGTAACATTACCTCCTCCGCAGGCTCAGGTATCGGAGCTTCTTCTGCCGGAGCAGCTTCACTTCCGGGCACTGACCCAGGATCACCCATTGATTGTGTAAGAGCGTTAGCTAAAAAATTGACACGTTGATCATTCTCTACACTACTCTCTACTGTCATTTTAATTTCCTTGCCATCCATACCTTTGTCCTGGATAAGTATCTTATGCGTAGGTTCTCCTTCTTCCGGAACCTCTGGCATAGGAGCGCCTAAAGCAGGGTCTCCTGGTCTCTCAGGCATTCCTGTGGGACCTGCTTGTAATATAGCCTGTAAAGGGTTAGTTCCCAAATTCTCCGCAGATTCTTTATTCATATTAACTTTCCTTTTTTTATCACCCTTATTCGTCTGGTATAAACCTAAGCCCAATAGAGCTGTGGCTATACCCGCCGCGCCTAGCATCTTTCCTTTAGATCCTAAATAATTTTTAAGCGCACGTGAATATATACTATTGTTCAATATTTTCCTAGTACTGCGTAAATTTTTAAGCTCCTCTGCAGATCTTACTACTGATTTTGCTTTATCCGCATTTAGAATATTATCATCCAAGACATCTTTTATTATCTTTGTAGGATCATAATCAGATGTTCCCTTAAGTGTATGCATGCGCTGCACAATACCTTCATTCCAGTCCGCTATAGGGGCTATTCTATCTGCTATACCGTTGATATCCCCAGACTCTATGAGATCTACAAGTTTATTTGCAAACTTCTTTTTATCAGCGTCTCCTAAATAGTTTCTTACTTTTCTTACTATAGCACTTGTTTCGTCATCTAGTGCACCTGTATCTCCAGATACTATCTTACCAGCGGTATCAAAAATACCCCCAGCGCCCCCTTCTGGGAGGTCACTCATTTTTTCAATTATAGCAGATAACACATTTTTATCTTCTATATTAAATTCCTGCGCCAGCTCTTCCACGCCTATTTTAAGGGCTGCTTCATATGTTTTACCAGCTAGTGATCCTTTCTTGGGACGCTGAGACCACTTACCCCAATCCTTAGGCATAGAAATAGGAGAAGACATCAACGCAGCTTCTGCTGCTGCGGAAGCTCCACTACTCGCCAGATGCTTATCTGCCACATTTTGTAAACCTGTATATAACCCTATGGGCATTTTACCTAATGTTATTACATCCTCATCTCCTATAATCCTACGAGTCAAAGGGTCTTTTAGTGCGTCTCCGAACTGTCCTATAACAGCCACCTTATCCGAGACTCCTTGTAATCTAATCTGCTCAGCTATCTGCCTAGTCCTCTCTGCTACATAATCCCCTCTGGTTGATCCGCTGACTATAATTAATTTTTTATCCTTAACATCATCCAACTGCTTAATTAAGTTAGGGTCTTCTTTATAAAAATCTTTAATTTCATCAAATAATTTATCTTTATCTACTCCGGTTGAAGCATTATCAATAGCTGCTTCCATAACTGCTGGACCAAAGGAGTTTCCCAGATATTTAAGATCTACCTTATCCATAGCTTTTGGGTTGTGTTTCCTCATAAGCTGTACATATTCTTTTATATTAGGACCATATCCTAATATTTCTCTTTTTACATTACCGTATGTTCTGGGATCAGCTAATGAGGTAGCGCCTGCGTGTCTCATAGAACTAGGGGCTACATCAGTTTGGTATGACATAACAGATAAGGGCCTCGTCTTTTCTACAGAATTTGAAAATCTGGGCGTACTTACCTGATCTTCAGAAGGAATAGAAATCGCTCCGAATCCTGTATCTATAAGAATGTTAGGCTTAGATCTGGGTTTATTAAGTATACCGCCGGGTCCTCTAACAACATCATCGGAAACATTAAAAAACCGGGAATACCAAGGTGATATTTTTTTGTCTCCAAGTATCTCTTTTATAGCTTTTGCAGGATTTTTGTGTCCCGCTGTTATTTCAGGCCCTCCATATTTTCTAGAGCCTATACCATAAGTCATGGCTACGTCCCTAGGTGTAGATAAATGGCCAGCAGCATAAGCGGCTGGGGGTACCGCGGCTATATAGGGTAAAGACTCTTTAACATCTTCTTTAGTAATTTCTGCTTTTTTATCCATTTTAGATTTTTTTAAAATATCATATAAGGTCTTACCTCCGTACAAGCCTAAAGGTATACCTGCAGCTAACAAAGGGTATTTAATTTTTCTTATAGCATCTTTTATACCTGTAGCGTATCCTTTTCCCTGACCTATAACATTAATATTATTGCCTAACATGTTCATAGCTTTACCTACTTGTCTATGATCTTTTTTCCAGGCAGGCCCACCTAGTATCCCTTCTTTTATTCTTTTAATAAGCTCATTAACATAGTCTGGATCTTTAAGGCCTAGTTTATCCCCGTGTGTGGCTATATAATCAAGTCTTTTTTCTATACTGTCGGGGGAAGGCCCTATTAAATAATCTCTAACCTTGGTAGGTATATTAAGTTCTCCTGATAAATAGCTAAGATGATCAGCTATAGGTTTTTTTTCAGTGTTTCTTAACTGTAAAAAATTATCAGAAAAACGTTTGGAATGTTCTTTATGTAAAAATCCGTATTTACCTGGCTCATTGACCATATTAGTCAGGACACTGCGCATATCCTCAGGAGAGGTAGCCCCTTCCAACGCTTCTTTAGCAGCAGTATTATTAGGGAATAAGGGAGCGTTCAAATGTTCTGCTATGGTCTGTGCTATTGCGTGCCCTCTTAATGTGTTAACTGATGCTTCTGGATCAAGAAAAGCAAGCATATGATGTAGATAAGTACTATAATCTTTACCTAGATTTTTAGATTCCCTAGCGTAATCTGAATAAAGTTTAGAAGCTTCTCTAGGATTTATAATAGCTTGTTTTAGTCGGGGTGTAAAATTAGGAATGGTTTGTGCTGCCTCGGACATCTTAACACCCTGCGCGTAGCCTTTTCCTACAGGTACACCGAATAATTTGCTCTTAGAAACATTCAGCATGTCTTTATTATAAGTATCTATAATATTGTCTGCGTCTTTCATTTGCATAGAGAGAGCACCTGCAGCACCTTCTGTAGCGGAGTCTTTTCCGGCAAACAAGGTTCTTTGAAGTTGCTCTAATGACTCTCTAGACTTATTTACATTATTATCTAACTTGGAGATATCGTAAAAACCTTTACCGGCAACAGCTGAGGTACCTAAAGCTGCTAAAGGTAGCGAGAGGTCTTTTAATTTAGTATTTTTATCTTCTCTTTTATTCATTATATATCTCCTTTAATGTATACTCTGCTCTATTCATATCAGGCCCCTATTTTTGGGTTATTACTAGTCATAAGTTATTTTATATTTTTACGGCCCCAATCTTTTTCTGCTGTAGGTCCTTTGCTGTCTGTGGGGAAAGGCTTAAGAGTCTTCCCCACAATACGCCCTCCTATAAGACCTGTTAAAGGCATACCAAGTGCAGACCCTACATATGACCCAGAAGCAGTCCCTAGTTTTTTCTGCGCGTTTTTTAAAACATCTTTAAGCCGCTCTTTGTTGTTGCCGTACTTTTTCTTGTAATAAGAGTTGAGAAGACGCATCCCTCTCTCGGAAGCTGTGAACTCCTGAGGTAGCGCCAGGAACTTACCGGCTGCAGGTATGCCCCTTAAAAAACCATAAGCCCCAGGATTATTTCGTTTAGAAAAATCGTGAGCATGGCCTAACTCGTGGGCTAGTATATCAGGATCATTATTATAAAGAGTTACAGCGTGGGAAGCCGGATTATAATGATCTGCTCTCGTTAGAGCTGTCGTTGCTGCTGTCGTAGGCCAACGCAAAGTAGATAGAATTTTGGTCAAAGCACTTGTTCTGGGATTCTTCCAGGTACGGGTAAGATCGTCAATAGGTTTACCACCACCCAAGTTTAAACGTAGTTCCATACCATCATCAGTTTTATCTTTTACCATTTCAATAATCTTAACTAGATCTTTTTTGTTCGCTCCTGGCTTTAATGGCGCTGAGGTACCTAGAAGCGTTGTTTTTAATCCACCTAATCTTCCTATTGTACTTGAGACGGGTCGAGTGTACATAGGCTCTCTATCCTGAACTTCTACGGATTTTTTTGATAAATATCCCTGTATATATGCTAACTTGCTCATGTTCTTTGTATCCTTATAGGGGAGTCAACATCTATATCGCCTCTTCTGTATGCTAATATAGCATCTTTTTCGCTAGAAAACACTGCAGGTTTACCGGGTTTAGGATCTTTTGTTGCAAAATGTGCACCCATGGCATATTCCATATCAGGCTTCCATAAGAGATTGAAATCCCTGGCTCCTTTAAGATTTTTGCCAGGAGACATCTTAGCTCGGGCTTCCTCTACAGCTTCCTGTGATACAGGCACGTGCGCTACCATAGTGTCTCCATCAAAGTCCCCTGCTATCGGTCCCAGCAGGAAATTACTTACCTGAATATTATCGCCCTTGATAAGAAGGGGCTCCAGTGCCACCATGCTATACTTATGCATTGTAGGAGCACGGTTCATAATAACAGGACGTTCTTTTATAACTTTCCTCATTGATGTCTCGGCTCTGTCAGTTTTCTCGGCAACGGCTTTTACAGCCTCACCCGCCTTATAGCCTGACTTAACCATATCAGATATTATAAACTGCTCATAAAGTTTCCAGGCCATGTTAATAGGAATACCTACCTGATCAACTTTTATATTAGGATTAGGTGTTATTACACCTCTTCCCGATACATCCTGAGGCCCACCAATCATTCTACGCTGGAACTGTCCACGCTTAGGACTGCCTTTACCAAAGATACTTTTAAGTATGCCTCCGACATTTTTCTGCTGGAGTTCTTTATTAGAAGGATCAGCCAAGCCTGTTATAGCTTTAAAATCTTTATAAACGGAAGATCTCACCTGTCTAAGCATATCTTCCGGAAGTTCGTCTTTACCGTCGCGCAGATCGTCCCTAGAATTAACGAGCTCTCTATATAGAAAGTTCACATCAGCAACCATGTTCATATCATCAGCGATGGTTATAGGTCTGTATTTAGGGGGCAGTACAGGAATCTTTGTAATCATAAAGTCTTCCGGTTTTACCTTATTATCTTTCATACTCTGCAGAGCTCTAAGTCTTTTTACCGCCTTGTCTCTCCTGGACTGGACACCTGATCTTATATCTGTGAGGGCTGTAAGTATTTCCTGATTCATATTTACATCTTTAAGCATCTGCTCCATTGCTTCTCCACCGCGTTTCTTCTTGTATTCAGTATCTCCTGAAACAACAGAATCAAATTCTTTGGTAGTCATACCCAGAATACGTTTAACAGGCTCTTCCATAACAGGATTGAGTATAGGTTCATCGAGCTGGATATATCCGAACCTGTCTCCTTCAACACCCCCAGTAGCTCGCTCACTAAATAAACCTCCGGGTACGGGCAGGAGCGTCCTCGGATCATATGTTTCCCCGCTTTTTATCTCGTGCCCCTTAGTCAGCTTATCAATATCATCTGCTGTCATGGCAAAAATATGTTCCCCCTCCTGATCATCATAAAGATTAACACCGGCAGCCTTTATCTGGTCCTTGAATTTCTTGTATATAAACAGATCATCAGGAGCCTTAGGTGTACGGCCCATTTTAAGCTGACGCCAGTATTCATCATTCTTCTGCCCTTTTATGAGCTTCATATCTCTCAGTACTTCAGGAACACCGTAGGATACCATGGCAGCTACCTCCATACCTCCTATACGTTTACTCTCGCCTCCTGGTTGATTATCCTGGGAATAACTTCCCAGGGAACGCGCACTCTGTTTGTTTTCGCTCATATGCTGGAGTTTATAGAAATAAGAGTTGCCTACGAATACATCTTTTATGGTACGGCCTGTGACAGGGTCTTTAACATTCTCTGTGTCAGACATTCCGTTCTTTTTTAATTCGTGCTGTGCTTTTTCAATAAGTGATTCATCAGTGAAAGCATCAACAGCATATCTTTTACCTGTCTTGGCCGCTACTTTACCCAGAGCAGCTTCAGCTAACTGTGCTGAGTTGGTACGCGACACTATACCTAATGGATCCAGGATGATATCCAGAGCTCTGCCTTCGGAATCCTGGGGCATCTCGGAATCGGGGAGTATCTTGGAGATAACACCTTTATTACCATGACGCCCTGACAGCTTGTCCCCTACCTTGGCTTCTGAGGTACTTCTTACAAATACTCTGTAACCGTCTTTGGTCTGTGCTACATCTGTTACCACACCTTTTGAATGGTGATCCCACACAGAGGAGGCGTCAGAGTTCAATTTACGATTCAGGGTACCAGGAGTAGGAGGCCTGTTTTTAACGGCCAGTATAAGAGGATCTCCTGTCTCTACAATAGACCCAGGTTTTATTACACCATCATCATCAAATTTATCCAGGATAGTTTTCTTGTAAGCTCCGGGGAATATACTTACGAATTTTCTTTTGTTAACATCAATATTACTCTCCTGTCGGAACTTGGTAGTATACATATGTTCACTGGTGAGTTTCTTTGCTGCTGCTTCTGAAATAGCAATACCGTCTTCGTGAGAATTATGAACAATAAGACCCCCGTCTATCATAAATGTATCTAAAGGCCGCATATCCATATCATACACAATATCCCCTTTAGTACCTTCTATGGTATCCACGCTTTCTACGGTATCCCACCATATAGGGGCTCTCACTAGAGAAGCAAGGCACTCAGGGAGTTGGTCTATATAAGGAAGCAGAATATCTCTAGATACAATATTATTATCCGATACGACTCTTTTTCCTATAATCTTATTAACTATTTTTTTATGCTCAGCGAGCACAGGTATACGATCTTTAGACCAACGTTGCTTCTTATTTTTAAGTTTAATTAATCTATCATTTTTCCTCTTTGAACTAAGAGCTGGAAATTTTGCATAAGAATAGGCGAAAACTTTAATTCTGTACTCATCCTGCCATATAGTAGGATATCTCCGGTATGTGGCTCTAACACCCATAGACCCTAAAAGAAAACAAATACCTTTTGCCAGTTCTTCGGATCTGGTGGAGGCTGTCAGCTCTTTGGTCACTGTACCGTCTCCACACCAGTAACCATCTATAAACCCTTCTATAATATCCTTGTTTGTTAGTATCTCTGCGGGTATCTTTTTCCCGGTGCAGAGATAACCGCAATATTTCTTCAACCACTTAGCTAAGCAGGCCCTTGTAGTCAAAACACTGTTTCCATTACGGTGATGGTGCATATCGTGTTTATTATAAAAATATTCCAATTTATTATTAAGATCTCCCTCTTTTGGGTGTATCGCTATATTCACACACTTAGTAGGTTCTCCTACTGCATAGCCTTCCGCCACAAACATACCTAGAAACCAACCAAAATCTTTATCCAGCTCTGTACGGAAAGAGGCCCCTCTGCCTTTACCTTGTATAACCAGTTGTTTCTGTCCTGTTCCTTGTATGGCAGGCTGAGCTACCGGTAACATAGTCTTTCCGGCCACCATTTCTCTGGGAGTTATCTCAGCTATTTCACCCTCCTCGTTCATAGCCATAAAACTATGGTAATCTGTAGCTTTATAAACAGATCCGTCTATCGTTTTTACCTGAATAAGATCATCGTCTGATATGTGTGTGCTCTTCCCGTAAACAGGTAGATTCTCGACTTGTTTATTTTTGCAATCCAGTGCGGCTGCTTTTATATGTTTATTAGAGGGTATATCTTCTATGTTATTATAATGAGGTACGCCTTGTTCATCTACCCAGTAAACCATACTATCTTTGCTGACAGAGTAACCCTTCCATGGCATATAACCTACTCTAAGATTAAGTCCAATGGCTGCGTCGCCTTTATCCGTGGTATAGTTGGAAGTAGCCAGTGTCTGGCCCTTCTTTACCATATCCCCCGCCTTTACCTTAGGGTAACTGTTAGTGTACGTCTTACGGGCATGTGGGAAGTTATGATACATCTGATAGGACTTCTTGTTACCTTCTTTATCTTTTACAATGATTTCGTTTTTACCCACCTTCTCTACAATACCATATGAATCCGCGGTAGTGTGATAAGAAAGTTTACCCATAAGTTGATTGGTGTCTGAGCCATCATAAAGCTTATTAGTTACCAATGGTGTTTCCTTAGTGGTAAGAGGCAGAGCCTGTAAACTCATTTTACTACCCATGAGCAGACGCATACCTTTTACTCCGGAAAACTGTGAAACATTATTCGTCATAGTACTAAACATTCTTGAGGAATGGGGTATGACATAATCTATTTTATCTCTGGGAACATATTTCAGGCCCTGTGTTCCATGTAATACCGCTAACATTTTGGACTTGGTATCTTTCATAGTTTCAGGAAAAGCTACATTGGATTTAGCAGCTATACTTGCCGGAACGAACTCCTCTTTACGAGTTTTAGGGTTATACAGTTTCTGCCATAGCTGTCCATCAGAACTGAACCGGGCATCCCTAGCTAGGTAATTATCCACTCCTATTCGTAAACTCTCAGGAGATCTAATAGGATCTATATAACCTAGAAAAGAATTCTGTACTGCACGTGACTCATCCGGGATGGCATCCATACTCGTAATTCCGCCGGGGCCCAGTCTTGTTATTTTATGATTTAGATCATACTGCTCCAGAGGGTTGATACCTTCTATGAGCTGATTAAGCCCTGAGTCATTGAATGTGGCATTTATATGTTTATCAAATACTGCGTGAGGCACCGCGCCTTTAAGAGTTCCCTTATTGGTAATCTTCCACAACATGTTCCTGGCTAGATAACCAGGATCCTTGGCAATACGATCAGCTATAAAATCCTGAGCTCCGTAAACTTTCTGATACTCCAGTGAATCTCTGACATCTTCCTTATCTTCTCCTCTGGACATTCCTAAAAGTTTTGCGGATGAATGCAGAAGCATCTGGGGGTTGACGTTTCCGTAAGGCAGACCCAGTGTAGACTCAGTAGCACCTTCGTTGAGTCCCGAATTGAGGAACGCGTCGATCAGGGGCTGGTGCTCGTTTACTTCTTCAATTTGTTCAGGTTGTTCTAGCATGTTTTATTTATTCTTTTTGCTTTGTCAAATTATCATTTAAGTACTCTGTCCATCATTGTTTTCCTGTCCATCATTATTCTCCTGTTCTTCTTTATTGTATTTAGGTACAAAAATATCATAAGCACTATTAACAGCGCGTTTCTCGTTAACTACTTTATTCTTATTTAGTATATCCTCTCCCCACGTCTGTTTCAAGTCATCATCAGTAACTCCCATAGCCTTAAGAACAGGATAAGCCGGGACCTTTCTACCGCCGGCTCTGAAATCGAACTGGGCTGTCTGTGGATCAAACTGAAGTTTAAACTGTGTACCCGTGCCTTGTTTAACATTTACAAATGTCTCAAACTTACCATCATTGGTCTTACGGGAATAAGCGCCTGGTACCATACGCATCTGGTTTATCATTACTGATTCATTACCATTACGTACAAAAGTACCACGCTGTGTCAGATAGGGTACATTGGCTACCACTCTGCGTCCGCCTTTCTCCAGAACATTGCCTGTAACAGTATCTTTAAGAATGAATCTACCCTTAAGCTGTTTGGCCAGTGTACGTCCTCCAAGAATGGCGTCCTTTTGTTCTCTTAAAGTGAAAGGCTTGTCCAGATCATCATAGTCAATATCCTCCAGCTCCAGTGTATAGCGTTCGTTGCTTAAAGGGAAGCGCTGTTTAGCAGCTTCCTTAGCAGCATCGAAAACAAGCGAGCGCCTGCGATCGAAGTCATCAAACTGGATAAGTTCGTCGGTAGGTGCCGCTGTTATTTTCTCTATATATTTAGCTGGTGGCATATTATTTACCTATGTTAGCTATAGTGTCGGCCCATCCGCTTTCTCTGGAGTCTTTCAGATCCCACATCTGTTTACGAATAGCTTTAAGGTTACTTGATTTAGCAGGTGTGAGTTTTCCTTTTTCGTACAACTTATCAGAAGCGTTGACGTAGGAGCGTTGTGGTGCCATCATATTAGCCATGCCTTTCTTGAACTCAGCTTCTTCCTCAGGTGTCCTTTTTGGGGCAGGGGCTGGTCTTTGTTTAGCTCCACCTAAAGTTTCCATCCATTTATCATCCTCTCTTCTTTTAGTATTAAAAGCCGCCTGACGTCTGTCCATAAGACCTCCGTCCTTAAACTCGTCTTTAGAGTCTTTGGCGTGCATATTAACAACATCTGCGTGAGACATTGGTTTAGCGGGAGTGCCGCCAAGATATGATAACGCAACACCACCTGCAGGTACTTTACCAGTTTTAGGATCAGTATAATAAGGCGCGTTTGGTTTACCGATACCAGCTATCTTCTTATCAGCTTGTGTTCCTATTTGCTTCTGGATCTTCGGAGAATTTAGCTCATTACTATAATCTGTAACTGGCCCGGCTTGCTTACTCATGTAACCTTCTAAAAATGCTAACTTGTTCATATTATAACTCCTTTATTATTGATTGTATATCTGCGTCATCCATAGCCTGGGGTACTGGTACTGTTAAATTGGGTTTCTCTGCGGATTTACTCATGTAGCCTTCTAAAAATGCTAACTTGTTCATGTTAGACTCCTTTATTATTATTATTGTGTTAGATTATTATAAAGCATATTACCCAATACTAAAGGTGTGCCATATGCTGCTGTGGTTTTAAGACCACCTACACCCATATCTTTCAAGGCCCCGAAACCCTTATTACCTATCTGCTCTTTATCTAATAAACCTCCTTTAGGTGCGATTACTGCTCCTCCCTGTCCTTTTGTGTCTCTCAGTAGTTTACGTAATTCGGGTGATAGAAGATCACGGCTTACCGTACCTTTACTAGACTCCCCATTACCAAACATATGTTCATAACTATATCTGTTATTATCCACTTTTCCTACGTTTGTTCCTTTATAAGAAGCACGTAACTCTTCTTGGTTTCTGCCTAATTTTTTGGCAATGTTTTTTATATTAACCATATTGTCAAGCGATATCTGATCGTTAGCCTCTCCGAGTGCACCAACCCCCTTTTTGAACTGTTTGGCTTTAAATATATCCATCAAAGCCCCCATCCATTCTGCTTTAGCATCAGACGCCTTCTCCATATATCCTTCTAAAAATGCTAACTTGTTCATATTATAACTCCTTTATTATTGATTGTATATCTGCGTCATCCATATCTACTGTATCAGTCTGTACCGGTATAGCTTCCGGTGTTTTGGCTGGCGCTTTTCTTCCCTTCTCTCTTTTATATAATTCCATAGCAATAAGCTCTTCATCTGTAAAAGGAAGTTCTTTTATCGTAGGTGACACAAGACGTTCCCTATATAATCTGTCCAGCTTATTCAAGTATTCTTTATTCTGTTTTCTGTTAGGGTTATCTTCATCAGCGTAATTTTTACCTGTAAGAAACCCTGCGAGTCCCAAAGCCGAAGCGCCTGCTATAGCGGCGGGTGTTGATAGAGGGATATTAAAAGCTTTCTTATCTATCCCAGCTTCCCCTGCTCTAATTCTTAAGTCCTTTACAATCGCTTTCAGCTGATCTTCACTGGAGATTCCATAGGCATTTAATAGATCCTCACGGTAAGCGTCATTAACTGCGTCTCTCATTCCTCCTATCTCTCTGCGCTCCCCTTTAAGTGTATCTTCCTGTTTCTTGTCCTTGATAGCTGAATAAGTAAGATAGGCAGGCACAGAAGCGGCGGCGGCATACATCGGTATATCCAGAGCGGCTGAGTTCTTATAAATATTTTTATCTATTTCTGTTTCCTCTCCTGCTGAGGGTGACTCAATAGCCTGATACATTTTAATATTATTCTTAACTCTATCTGACTTATTTTCCTTAAATTCGTTGATTAGGATATCAGCAAGAACCCCTGATCCTACACCGGCACCAATACTAGAGACTATAGGTACTGTAGGGAATATCTCAGGTTTTTTTAAACTCATTCTTAAAAACCTATAGAATTTGTCCAGTAAATGCCCTTCTATGCTTTTTTTATCCATTTTTAATATCCTTTTTTATCTTAGGTTCTTTATATATAATATCAAACCATCTAAGAAGAACGCGCCATGATTTAAGATCACTGTCGTATATTTTCTCCTCGAATGATATATCATTAAGGCCGTCCGCTCTATCCTGGAAGATGCGGTTATATTCTTCCATGTCTTCTTTGTCGGTAAGATCAAACTGTTTTATATGAACTTTTCTACCAAGGACAGGTAAACAATCCTTGTCAACAGTGTAGGGCTTCCCTTCGTAAGGGAAACCTTTATACATCATTACCTTTTTCTTATTCTTGTCCACCTTCTGTTCCAGACCAGGCTGTACTTCTATTTCTTTCTTATCCTGCTCAGCCATATCCGCGTCAATAATTTTATCAAGGGGACTTCTAAAGTCTAATGGATTTTCCTGTCCCATTTAGAACCTCCTCTAATTTAGACAGTTTCTTCTTTTTATTTCTCTCTTCCAATATGTTTTTTAATTTCTCTCTTAGCAGATCAGCCTGGAAAGATTCGTACTTTCTGGCGGGTGGTGCTTTGGCATCACTGTAAAGTTTACCTGCTAGAGCCCCTACTAAAGGTGGTGCAATCATGTAAGCCGGTAGAGAAATAGCATCTATGGCTTTTTTCTCCATCATTTCATTTCCGAATTCTAATATTGTTTTCATGTTATTATTCCTGAGTTTAATACAATGCCTGCTATTCCCATAACATTCTTTAATTGTTCTTTGACCTGAGGTGGCTGTGCAAATACAGTGCCTAATACCGCCCCTAGTCTATTACCGCTTGAATAACCGAATCCAGCTCTTGTCAATCCTTTTATCAAACTCTCTGTTGATATAAGTCCTGCTCCTAATCCTCCGGAAGCTGTGTTAAGGCCGTTGTTTATAGCGCCGGCAACTTCCTGTCCCATAGCCTGCGCGTTTGAATCGATAAGTTTCATAGAGCTCGCTACAGGTATATCAGCAAACCCGTGAGTATAGAGAGGCCTCACATAAGGCATCTTTATATTCATTCCGTAGAATGCATCATTCTCTGCGTTAGCTCTTTTTTCAAGAAAGTCGTATATATACGACAATTCAGATGAGTATTTATTAAAGTCAGATATGCGTCTCTCTTTGAGACGTGATTCTTCCCTCATATTATCTACGGCACCTCCTCCTCCTATGGCGGCTGCTATAGCCCCTGATACCGCTCCCACCCCTTTATCGTAAGAAGATGTACCGCCCCATAGATCCTTACCCTCTTTCCAGCCATCCTTGATAGTGCCTGTATTATTGAGCAAGGGCAGAAGAGCTGCAGTAAGTCCTGTACCGATCCCCCACATATTTTTCTTTTTATCCCTCTCAGCCTGGAGCTGCACTCTGGTGGCATCTCTTTCCGCAGGATCCTGAATATTATCGATATATTTTTTCTGCCATGGGTTGTTAGACAATTTATCATATACATATCGTGAACCTAAATAACCCATGCCTCCCAAAATCAGAGACTGAATAACAGGAGAAGACAATAGACTTGTGTCTACTACTTCTTCTGCGTGTTTCAATAATTCCTGCTCAAGTTCTTTTCTCATTATATATCTCTTATTAAGGAGCTTTTATTTATTCTGCCTTCGGAACGGGGGTTGTTTTTTTCTCAGTTTCTTTCAGTGCGTCTTCTCTTGCTTTAGCTTCATCTCTTTGCCGTTTCTCCGCTGGTGTTTCTACTGGTTTTGCAGGTGTTTTATCTGCGCCCATAAGGTTCGTGAACCAACCTTCACCAACTCCGCCGAATGTGCCCTCATTAGCTAAATAGCCTGCCGCTCCCAGAGCTGCTGTGGAGAGATAAGGATGATTAGTAACCACATTACCACCACCGCCACCCATAGGTCCCATTTGATATCCGCCCATAGGTCCCATTTGATATCCGCCTCCGCCACCACCTGAGAACATATTATATAATATATAAGCAGCTGTTGCAGATTTTATAGGGTTATTACCCACCCAGTTCCACATATCCCCTATTCTCTTGCCCCAGTCACCTAGTGTTCTCTCTGTTCCCGGAGGAAGGGCTTTCTCATTCTTACTATTAGCTTCGTTAATGAACGACTGCTCCTTATATAGAGAATCTTGTAATTCTTTTCTGGTTTCTCTCAGCCTGTTTATCTGGTCCAGAACGCCTGGTTGATCTTTACGGTTACTCATAGAATCTATTGCACTATTTACTTCCTCTAGTGACGTAAGAACCTGCATTACCTTTTTATCATTACCATGTCCCATGGGGGAGGCTGTTTGGTCTACTATATCCTGAAAGTCCTTCTCACGTTTACTTACTCTTTTATTCACCTCGTAAATGCCAGGTTCATGATTACCTTGCTCGTAATCATCCCTATATAGACTATTAAGTCTGTCTACTTTGTTTACATACTGTTGACTATTTTCTTTATTTCCGAATCCTAAAGCATTCGATTTAGCCCACCAATAACGGAGTAGAGAATCGTCTTTTGTATCCTGTCTATCTGTTCCCAGATTCTGTGAAACCAATCTTCTCCTGACAATCTCATCCTGATCTTTTTTAAGAGCCGCGTCAACTATAGGATCCTTCCATTCGCCTGTCTGGTAGATATTTTTCTTATCTGCTTTTAATTTGGCTATCCTGTCCTTGAAATATTTTATATTCTTTTCCCCACGCTGCTGTCTATTAGGATCAACACCACCTTTTTTACTTGCAAATTTCTGGGCATTCTTTAATCCTTCCTCATAATTAGACAACGTTGTTTTATATTTATCATCCCCTTTTTGTTGTAAGGATTTGGCTTTGGCCTCAGCAGGATTCATGGGCGTTAACAGTTTGTCTGCCTCATAAGCTACGTCCTGCTCTTCGGGCGTGTAAACAGGTTTAGGGGCTACACTGTCTATTAGGTCCATTTCCTCACTGTGGGACATCCCTGTTTTGCTCCTGTCTTCCGGAAGAAGCTTAGCGCCTATTGGTGAGACAACAGCAGCAGACTTCAACATATTCGCAGCTACTTTCTGCATATAAAATTCTTGCATATCTATCATTATAAAACTCCTAAAATATTTATATTAAAATAACACTTAAAACGCCGTGATTCAACTACTGGGCAGCTCCCGGAAGAGGTATTTGTCCAGCTCTTGTCATATTAAGTCCGTTCTGTGCTGCAGCTGTTTCCAGTTTCTGCAGTTTCTGCTTAACAAGCGCATGCAATGTTTCATCAGTTTTACCAAGCTGGATAAGAGTGGACTTCCTTGTGGAAGGATCCATCTGCATAATTTCCTGAGCCTGTTGCTCAGCCTGCATATCCATATCATCCAGAGTAGCATCACCACCCGGTCCTGGCAAAGGCCCACCTCCGGGTGCCGGGGCACCACCGCCTCCGCCCTGCATCATAGATGGATCACCCGGTGCACCCCCGCCCTGTGCCAGAGGTGTATCCATAGCACCTTGCATTTCACCCGCAAGAGCTGCATCTCTCTGTGACTCCATCATCTTATTATCAAACATCTGCTGTTCGTCTATTATACGATCGATCTCATCCTCGTAATCAATACCGAAAGGACTAAGAGCTGTTTTATTGGATACTTTGTTGGAAGACAGCATCTGAAGTTTTACTTCCTTAGTCTTCTCATCTTCAAACACAGAGGACCGGATATATTTAATTCTGACATTTTCCCACATCTTTTTCTCACTCAACTCATTACTTACCCATATGAGAAAGTCTTCCAGCTGATTGAAAAATACACCATGCTGACGCTCGAATATACGAAGTCCTATAGGCGGTCCGGCAGCCTGTAGATTAGATACGAAGAATTCCTGAGGTATGCCCAGTGTATTAAATAATGTCTCCAGAGTATATTTAAGAAGGTCTACCGGTGCTAGTTGCTTAGCTTCGCCCCCTACAGCCTGATAAGTGACAGGGTAGGGTATAGAGTGGATAATAGTGGGATTCGCTCTCTGTGCCGCTATCATGCTCTCCACAGAGCGCATGAACTGTCCGGCATCAATATCAAGCAAAGGATCATTCTCAGGTCCGCCTTTGGAAGGTGACAGAAATCTGAAAGGAATAAGATAGTCGATGAGGATAGCCTCGTTGTATCGTTTGAGAAGATTAAGCATAACAACCTGATCAAAAGCAGCTAGAAATGGAGGTATTCCCCATCCTTTTAGTTTACCTTTGAGGGATGAGATACCTTCGTACTTCATATGCTTTAGACGATTATTCTCAAATTTAATGCGTTTATTTTTAATAACACTTTGTATAATCTTCCAGGGAGTGTTCTCCATATAAATTTTATCACCGCGCTTAATAGCCCCCAGAACATCACCGTTCGGGGTATAGAAATATTGGCAGTCCTCAGTCATCTGGTTATACTCAATGTGTATATCCCTGGGGTTCCATCGTAGAATTTTATAGCTCTCTTCTCTGCGTTTAGTATCACGGCGCTTGAACACAACATGTTTTTTACAGGAGAGGCATACTCCCTTGAACGATCCTCTGGTGTCGAAAGTATAATCAACACGACTTATAGGAAAGGCTGCATGACATTTAGGACAATGTAATATACGGTCAAAAGGCACGTGAAACGAAAGGAAACAGTTACCGTATATGAAGATATCTTTACCTACATCATAAGATGTTTTCATTATACCCAGATCTTCTTTCAGGTAATCTTTATATTTTTTCTTTATTTCGTGACCTTTCACACCGGACACTTCAATATCCACCAGGAAATAGCTGATAATTTTATTAATGGCCTGGGAATATTCACCGCATTTATTCCACATCCATTCTCCCCAGTCGAACAATTCATTGACAGTGGAAGGTAAGGGTAATCTTGAATATGATGACAAAGCGTTTATTGACTTGCTCTTAGTATCACTGAAATTATCATGAGAGTTATTCTGCATTAAAGCTCCTTTTTATACAGTGTTATGTCTGCATCCTCCGCAACCAGCCCACTGAAATACACTAAACCGGATAATTAATAAGATACTACTCCGTAGGGATAAAATCCAGTGATTAATAAAAAAAGCCGCCCGAAGGCGGCAGGGAAATGAGAGGAGGTCTCAATTATATACGTGTCAGGCTGTTAAAATATTACTCAACCCCCAGTACCTGTCTCCTTTAGTACCTTGTCATACTTGGCCCAGCCCTTTACAGGAATCTTATGCAGCTCAGGCGTATGTCCCACTGCTGGATTTTTTTTATCAGCAGAAGCCTCTTTCTGCATAACATATTCCATACTGTTAAAAGTGTAGCCGTCTAGAAAAGCAATCTTATTCATTCTATTCTCCTATTAATAATAATACTGTTGTTTTTACTTTTTGACTTTTCATATTAAATGTTATTCCCGGAGAAATAACTCTGTAAACTTTATCTTCTATTTTAAGATCAAAAGGTTCGTCTGATTCAGGCGGTGAATATGAAAACTCAGATTTTATATCTTCCACGAGTATAATATATATCTCATTAAGGTATACATCAAGATAAACCATATTAATTTTTCCGAAAGACCCAGCGAAAGTAACCTTAGCAGCGGGTTTTCTGGATTCCTCTCTAACCACAGGCTGTTCTACTGCTTTCTTGCTTTTCCTTCCTGTCTTCTTGGTTACTACTTCTTCCTCTTCTTCTTCTTTGTCTACTTTCAGGCTTATAGGTTTCTGCGGTTTCTTCTCAGCTATCTTAACGAATGATCCACCGGAAGGTTCAAAAACCTCCGCACCCACCGGACGCATAGGATTGACTTCTTTATGTCGTCTTCTCTCTATTTCGTCATCATCATCGTCATCATCATCGTCCAGGCCGCTGGTGTATCTTTTGACAACCACCTTAGTTTCCGCTTCTTCCTCGTCTGTCTGATCATCCAGAGTTATGAACTCCTCACTATAAATAGCGTCTCCTGCCATAGTATACCTCCGCGTTAACTATGTTATTAATTTCCGTAATTATATCCTGCCATATATCCGCCACCCTTGATTGCCTGCCTGGCCATAGCAGGGGAATAACTGTTATCAGGCCCATAATAATTAAGCGCCGCCGTTCCTTTGTTACCAGCGTCCATTAAACCTTTATTGTTAGTTATTAACCCTCCGAGAGTCAGAGCTAAGGGAGACATACGTATCATAGATACAGCGTCCATAGGGTCAGCCCACTGGTAAAATTTATGTCCTTCGGGGGAATGTAGGGCGTCGTATGCTGGTATTATATCATTAGCAGGTCCTTTTCCTGTAAGTATTTTTTTATAAGCCTTGTCGCCTTCTATCATTTTAAAACCGCCGGTACCTTTACCGAGTACACCTTCTATAGCACCTGAAGCTACGTGGCGCTGATTACGTATTGTTTTAATTTTATCTGTCCATATCTTCTTCATAGCCTTAAGTTCTTCAGGGGATTTAAACCATGTAGATGGACTTAGGGCTAGTTTCCTGCCTTGTCCCAACTTCTTTCCCGCTCCTACAAGTCCTGGAATATCTTTGGATCTCACGGTGGCTTTACCCGCCTGCCAGAAAGCATTAGGTACTTTGCTGAGTGTCCCTGCTTTTCTAGCTTTATTTACGAAAGAGAACAGTTTGGGTAACTTTTTTGCTACACCTACACCTGGGAGTATGCCCAGTGTGTCAAAAGCCATAGCAGGAAGCCTCTTAGCAGCACCCCCTATATTACCATGGAGCACATCACCAGCACCCCCTATAACATTCTTACCCAGATCATATGCACTCCACGCACTGAAAGGAATAGCAGCGGCTGCGGCTAATGCAGACAGCATACCCACAAGTGCCTGCTTCTCCATATAGGAAAGCTTCTCCATCTCAGCCTGTTTATTCATACCATCTTCAGATATATATGAAGAAATCTTATCCATACCCAGGTCTATGAATTCCTCGTAGGATTCACTGCCTGCCTGTATAAGTTCGGCTACTGTTACGCCGTTGGATTCAGCGGCCTGTTTAATTATATCAGGAACAAAATCCTGCCGCATCTGACTTATTATATCTTTATTCATATTTATTATCACCTAAAGTTAATCTAATCTTATCAGCTTGGAACTCTTTACCCTTCAGCATTCTCTCCAGAGCTTTATATTTTTCCAGTTTAGAACCTTTCTTAAGATAAGCCACAGAAACATGAGGGTTATAATCTTTAAATGTCTTTCCAGGAATACCTATCTCCTTTTCGATCTGCTTATGTATTCTTTGCAGATCCTCGCTGTCCACATCAAACTTGAGTACATCACTATCTGGGTTTTGGAACATATTAAGACCCCCCAGTTTTATCCGGGCGCCCCTGGGAAGCTTTAATAACTGAGATACTTTATCTTCAGGGAGCTCTTTGTCAAGACCGAAAGCAACAGTTATATGAGGATCTCTTTCTATGCCGTCTTCGGCCAGATCGTCAGGACGTATGTAACGGTGGAGCAATCTCAGACGTGCTCTGAGCTCCGGCGGTACATTAACACCCAACCACCCTTCGTGAGTGGTTCCTGATGCCAGTTTAATAAGCATTTCGACTAAACGCATATCAGTCCCCTGTTCTGGAATCCGTCATAGTTTCAGGTACATCATCTTTGGAAGCGCTTGTTATAGCCGCTGCTAAAGTCTGCTGCTTAGTAGGTTTATCTGCGTAAACAGAATTAACCTTAGGTTTGTCGGGAGCATTCTCTACAGTTTTCTCTTTCTCAGTCTTACCTGCGTATACCCCATAATCTCCTTCAAGTATTCCGGAAACGGCGTCGTCTGCGTTCTCTTCCGCAGGTACTACAAAATCTTCTTCAGACAGCTTAAGTAGATACCCTTCTAAAAAGGCAATCTTATTCATATTATCTCCCGTTCATGGCTAATGCGTTATTTTTTGCTTCATTCTTCTGTGACTGTACAACAGAGTTATCTTTAACACGCTGTTTTGCATATTTATCAGACTCCGCTATAGGTCTGTTTTTTCTGGCACTGGTTACTGCATTGCCTCTAAGGACACCTGGGCTATGAGCACCTGTAGGGTTCCAACCGTTTATCGCCACTGCCTGTTTACTGGCAGGTAATCCCATTTTGCCTGCATTCAGATTACTTTTCATTTGCTGGGTTTTCTGGTTGGAGGCTATACGTCTGTTGTTCATACCTTCTTCTTCTCCCAGCATTGATTTATAATTACTTGAAGGTCTAGGCATAGCTCCGTTATTCAGGATGTCAGTTACACGATCATCGACACCTTGGAGACGTTTGTTTTCCGCCCTCAGCTGTTCAATGGTCTTGTTCTGCCCTTTACCTATAGCCTGATTTCTCTGCTGGGCTATACTGGCGCTTTGTTCAGGTGTAATAGTAGCGTTCCTATTAACTACAGTATTATCGCCTGCTACCTGAGGTGCTGGTTCGTTTATTTTATTCTTAGCTCTCCAGTCGGCCATCTGCTGTACACCCTCTGATTCTAAGCGGGCGTCTCTCTTAGCTGCGTGTTGTGCTATCTTATTAGAATCGTATGCTCGTTTACCTTCCACCCATTCTTTATAACCGCGCTGTCCCGCCATCATAGGAGGTGTGTTTGTTTCGTATATCGAATTACCTTGTGCTATCTGGTTATGTTCTCCAGGTGTCATTTCTCTAGCAGGTCCCTCAGGCAGGGGTATAGTAGGAATACTTATAGCATCATTGGATGTTATTGTTCTACCTGGTGTGACGTCATTACCAGTAGCATTATCAGTCATAGAAAGTCCCAGATCTGCGTTAGCTCCTGTGTCTACAATTTGGGGAGCTGTTGGTTGTGTCCCTACTTCGCTACTGGAAGGTGAAGCTATTTCGTCAGGTTTGGTACCTGCCTGTGCGTTAGGATCATAAGCTACGCTCTGCTCTGCTTTCGCTCGGGCGTCAAGAGATACCGGATTCATAGTACCGTAAGTCATGCCGTCATTAATATCAGTATTCTCATTGATATATTTCTCAGGGGTAGCTGCTACCTGTTGCCCTGGTTCTATACCTCTTACAAAGTCTCCCCAACCATTAGGATCATCATTCTGCTGAGTAG